GGATGATGATGATGAGGACTCTGATGAAGAAGATGAAGATGACGAGGATGATGAAGACTCGGACGACGATGAAGATGAGGACGAAGAGGAAGAAGAATTAACCGGTGAAGCTCTTGCCGAAATGGACTTCGAAGAACTGGAAGATGTTTGCGATGACAAAGACCTCGAAACAGACCCGGACGATTACGAAGAAGATGATATCGAAAAACTTCGCAAAGCAATTGCCAAAGAATTGGGTCTCAAACTCCCGGCAAAGAAAGAAGCCAAAGGTAAAGGCAAAAAAGGAAAGAAGTAATTCATTCTCCGGCTATGAAGGTTGGGCTAAAGCAATAGCCCACCTTTATCATAAGAAATAACTATTGTTCTATTAAATAAAACTAAAACTTAAAAGATTATGGCAACAAAGAAAGCTGACACCAAGAAAAAAGGTGACGAAAAGAAAGACTCTGAAAAGGAAGCAAAACGTAAAGCTCGTCAAGAGGCTCTGAAAAACAGACCTGCTGAACAACGTCCTAACAGTAAGCAAATTGACATTATTGCAATCAACGACAAATCCAAGGTAATGAACTTTGGTTATGCCGTAAAGAACAAGGAGGGCTATCAGGGAGTAGTAGTTACTTCAGTTTTGGTTACTGAGGGTAAACCGGTATCTACTTCGGTTGCTTTCGTTCCGGGCAATCTTACTGTAAAATCAAAGAAGGGACATGGAATTATTTGTTCTCCGAAAAACAAGAAGGACAAAAACGAAGAGTCCGAAACAGAAGATTAATTTTTGGCACATCCTAAAAAATCTATCTGCTAAATCAAGTTTAATCTCATAATACTCATAATAAAGAAAAGGTAAACAACCCTACACACTTAGGACATTGTTCATCGTAAAGCTCATTGCCTGTGAGGGTAGTGGGCTTTAATTTTATTACCCATGGATAAAGAGAAATTAGCAATTCGAAAGAATATTCGAATACTTGCATTAGATAATTTAATAAATACTTATACTGATGCACTAGACGATAAAGAATTAAACCTGGGATCAGATGAAAGGGAACTTGCAATCAATATCATAAACGAGGCAAAGGAAATGCTATCAGAAGAAACCCAGGAGGTATCTAACTCAATAATTCAAAGACCCCAATGGAAGAAATAAGTATAAGAACTCTCTTATCAAGTCTTAAGATGACAGTTAATGATATACAGTTTACTCATTATCAAAAAAGAGTAGCATTCGAAAAGGGTAAGAAAGGAGATTGTCAAAGACACAAGTTAAGGATTGGTTATCTTCAAAGGAAGTTAAAAGGCCTAATGGATAAACTAAACCGAAAACTTAATGGTATTATAATCACTGTCACTTATCAGGTTGGGGATAAAACTTACGAACAAACTTTTACTAATCTTACTCAGCAAGAGGTAGTAGATATATTGCAAATAAGGGCTATTATGGAAAATGCAAGTGTAGAAATCCTAGAAATTAAAGAAATCCCAACCCAAATTAGGGAAGTATAACTATGGTATTATGTAAATCGGAAATTTAATTATTCACCAAATATAAAGAAAATGACTAAGAAAGACAAGAAGAGCAAACCGGAATCTAAGACTCCGGAACTCACCAAGGCAAAGAAAGCTTTAGATGCTTACCTTAAAGAGAACAAGTTGGACCCGACTAAGGATTGGACCAAGGACAAGAAACATGGTAAGAAGGTTACAGAACTTGTAAATAAGCTCAACAAAGAACGGGACAAGGTAGCTGCTGCTTACCCAGAAGGTGACAAAGAGAATACCAAGAAATTGGTAAAACTCAGTAAAGAAAAAGGCAAGAAAGAGGAATCTGAAACCAAAGAGAAGAAGGAAAAGAAATCTGCCGGTAAAACTGCTACTAAATACGATTACCCTCTTATTGATGGTAGAGAAATGACTTCTGCCGAAAAGAAGAAATATCGTATGGAGCAAAGAAAGCTTGCCTCAGGTAAGGCTCCCAAGGAACCGAAGGAAACCAAAGAGAAAAAGGAGAAGAAGGTAAAAGAAAAACCAGCTTCGGAAAAGAAAGAAAAGAAGGCCAAAGATAAAAAGAAGAAAAAGGCCGTAAAAGAAGAGGATTAATCCCTTTTATATAAGTATTCGTTAATAATGAAAAAGGCCTGGCAATATTATTTTGTTCAGGCCTTTTTATTTACTCACAATTAGGTATATGGAACAAGAAGTATATAAACCAAAACTAAGAGTCACTACACTATCAGAGAATGGCACTCCCTTATCTGATAGGTTAGTAGATGCTTATACTGAGATGAACTCGGGTCCAAAGGTACAGCATAAGGGTCCCGTAAGAGTAGAAGTAACTCTCACAAATAAACAAGATATAGATAACTTTAAAGAATACTTAGATAGGCTAACTGGAGTATTACCCGCTAAGGCACCAACTGCTGGTAGAGGAAGACCTGCAGGGACTACAATTAAAAATCTTGAATCACCAAGGGAGGATATTCTTGCAGATGTAGAGAAAATGGTTGAAGAAGGTAAAAGCCAACAAGAGATTATCAAATACCTAAGAGAACTGGGTTTTGTATTTATTCTTACGGAGGACTTTCTTTATCACTTTCCCGGATTTGAGTTCGATAAAAAGGATGTTGGAGAAGCAACCGATAATAAGCAATATCCAAATTCATTCTCCTGGATGGCAAGATGTATCAAACGGGCCAAAGACCCCAAAGCAGATAAATTCGATCCAATGGTTATCTTCGGGTTTAGCATCCTTGGTGGACCATCGAAGAAAATTGTTCCGTATCTTTATAAAGAAAGGAAGAAACCATTAAGGGCCCAAGTTGGTAAAAACGTAATCTCATTCTCTCAAGCAGAATTTACTAAACTTCCCAAGTATATGAGGGAAGATGAACGTATTAAGTTCTCTACAGAGCAAAGACAATTACTTCTCAATCCAGAAAAGAAGCCTTCTAAATTCTTTATGAGATGGGTAGATGATGCTATCTTCCCCGACTCAATCAAGGAAAAGATAGAGGAAATCAAGAACCGCTAACACTTACCTCCGTATTTATTAAAAGAGTATTTTATATAAAATAATTTTAGTATATTTGCATAAAGAAAATTTAATTATGGACAAGGAAACAAAAGACATCGTAAAGCTCATTGCTGGTATTCAGATTGAATCACTCAACTCAATCAAAGAGGACGTTAAAAATGGGAATGATATTGCCCAAGACTTAATCAAAAAACTCCTTCAGATTGAGGATGATGAAATAATTCGAGCACTAGATGAGCACATTGAATTATACGTAGAAATTGAGAATACTCCTCAACTGATAAATATGCTAAGCGAATACCAAATGCTGGTATGCTCTCACATATTATTCAGAATGGAAGATGAATGGGTACATACTAATTCTCAGGGAGTACTTGGTACCTGGGCAATATTCCAGAGGGCAAATCTCAAATTCCACCCAGAACTAACACTTTTAAAATTTTAATATAGACATGAAAAAGAACGAATACTTAGAATCAGTAGAAATGAACACGGGAGTTGAAATGATTCCTTGCGAATCCTCTAATATTGAGGGATATGGGTATGACTCAAAGAAACAACAACTTTGGGTTGCTTTTAAGGGAAATAGGGTATATCGATATGATAAGGTACCTTACGAGGTTTGCAATGAATTACACCAAGCAGAATCAAAAGGTAAATACTTGGCAAAGAATATCAAAGATAAGTTTAAAACTACTGGGTATGAACTCCGGAACTAAAATAACTAAGGGTTTATTAATTGCCATAGGAGCAATGCTACTTTACTTAGGGAGTAAGAATAATGCCCCCATAGAGGAAGTGATCATTGCTCCTTCTCGTTTAGAAAGTCCCTTGACCAGGTTACATTATCTTTCAGATAGCCTGGGAATTAAACCAAGGGAAGAGAAAAAGAAGCAATGGTATAAATATAGGGTAGAAATAGAAACGATTCCAGAAAATCAAATCTATAAGATTGAGAAATCTGGATACCAGCAATATGAAGTTTCTAGATTGGGTGAAACTTATTCTTATGTAACCTACGAATTTATCTCAGACAAGGTAATGACTACTCAAGAAGCTTATGACTTCGTAAATAAACATCCTGAAAGATGTACAAGGGTACCCAATACATCACAAGATAACCTCTACGATAAATATAATGAGGATTACGAAGATTACTTAAATGACCCAGAGGACGAAATTAACTATCCTCCAGAAATCTTCGACTTCCTAGCCGATTAACCTGGGCAAATAGAAAAATAATATAGAAATATTTTTGTATTAAATATATTATTCTTATATTTGCATAGAGAAAAGAAATAAACTTTATTTTATTA